CGTACCACAGGCAGCGGTTGTTCGGCTGGCAAGCGAACTGGCCGTTCTCAAGTCGAATGAAGTTGAACGACTTGTGCTCCTCGGCCTGCTCTGTAAACCCTGTGTCAGCATCCATGCCGTCAGCACAGAAGTCCACGGTGAACAGATAACGCCCGTGATACCACTGTTTGTCCTTACCCAAAAACTTGACGCCCAGGTTGCGCAGACCGATCTTCTCGCAGACCGTGAAGCGGTAGCCCATGCAGTCCCACAGTTGTAGGGTGTCAATGGGGAGGTCGCCGTGCCCCTCGGTCCAGACGTATGCGCTGATTGGCAGCTTGTCGTACAGTGCGCCGTAGTTGGGCAGCAGCGACTCGATGCGGAATACTTGACCCCGCAGTGCCTTGATGCTGACCCAAATCGCAGGCTCCAACTCGCCAAAGCCCTTGGTGAAGTTGTAGAGGTACTCACGGCGCACGAAGCACTTCAGGGGCGGCAGCGATGCGATGATGTAACTCATGTGATGATCCTCAGAAACGCGCCGCATCGGGCGCACTTGTACAGTGGCTGGCCTTCAACAGCCTCCCATCGATGCTGACATTGGGTCATGCTGTCACCTTTGACATTTCCCAGCCCATTTGGAAATAGTTCCACCGGGTCTGCATACTTGGGTTAGCGTATCGGCCTTTATGTTGCGTAAAGTCCGTATGCCCCTTAGTTCGCATAATGGCTTCAAATATCTGTTGTGCTTTGGTCATGTCTGCTCCTCAGTGGCCTTGTGCAGATAGGTCGTCAAGCGCTTGATCTGAGCCTCACGGTACTTGCACATGGAGTCGGCGTATTCACGCGCTGTCTGGGCCTCCAACAGCCTGCGCTTGCAGTCTTCCAACTCGCGCAGTGCCAATGTTTCAGCACTCGGCGTGGCGTAGACGTTCTTCATCCAGTTAACAAGTTCACGGATCATTTGGCGGCACCTTTGTCAAAAGAGCCATTGCAATTTTTATCTGCGTTGCGGTTTTCCAACTCAATCAGCAACTCAATGTAATGCTTGGCCTTTTCAAGATCAGCAATGCCGTTTTTCTTGCGCCAGCGGCTGACGTACTTGACCACGTTGCCCTCAAAGTAACCCAGTGCGTTGGCGTGGATGTATTGCACTGGCTGGATCGGCAGATCCTTGTAATGGTTGCCAGCAACTTGTTTGTCCAAAGCATTAAATGCTTCGTCTTCTTCCATCGTGATGGATAAATCATTCATGTGTTTGCTCCTATGTTTGGTTGACACGCATACAGTCTAGCATATTGCTAGAACGGGATGTTATCCCAAGACCAGTGCTCGCAATCGACTGGTCCATGCAGCCAGTCAGCAGGCGGTCGGGCGTCAAACTTTGCGCATATTTGGCCGGCCTGCAAATGCTCACAGCGCAGGCAAGTGACTTGGATGGATTCAATGTCCTTCAGTTGCTTCTTCAAGTGTGTCTTGATGGCGTTCAGTTCGACTAAATTCATATTCTTTGACCTCTGTGTACTTTCCATTTTTTCGGGTGGCAATGCGTGTGGGTTCTTTAAAGCCAACAAAACCTTGCTTTGCATGTACGTTTTTTATGGCTTCAATTAACTTCAAAGCAGAAGCTACAGTTTGTGGCACTTCAATCAACCCTGCTCTTGTGTTCAGCAATTTAAGCCACCATTGTTCGGCCTTTTGTCTAGCAAAGCCTCCATGCTCAAAGCACACCCATTCGCTGGCAACACACAGCAGACCATCGTAGTAATCAACCCTCATACTGTCAGGCTTGCCGGGTTTGCGGTGCAGCTTGTAGTCCACTCTGGTGACATCGTGCCAAGTGCTCACGGCTTGCTGTTGCTCTGACAACAAAGCAGCGTAGGACAGCTTGGCATCCATCGGCTTTGGTGCTTCTGGCTCTTTGATCGTGCCACCACAAGAAGCACACACCAGTGCTGCTGGTGCGTTGCGCTCACCGCATTCTGGGCAGATGCAAAACGGTGCAGACTGCTCACCAGTTCTTTTGCCACGGCTTTTACCTTTGATGATGTCAACAGGGCCAAGGCGCTCAACGGTATCTGTGAAATCCAGCACCAGGCAGTCATCCTTGCCATCAGCAATGCGTGTGCCTCGGCCCATGCCCTGCACATACAACACTGGCGACCTAGTGGGCCGGCACCAAATGATGCAGTCAACATCTGGCACATCAAAGCCAGTAGACAGCGCCAGCACCGTCACCAAGCAATGGACCTGATGCGCCTTAAAGTCACGGATCAAGTCTTCACGCTCTTGCGCTGGTGTCTCGCCACAAACCACGGCGCTGACAATGCCTCGCTCGTTCAGCTTGTCTGCAAGGCTTTCAGCGTTGGCGACACTCGGTGTAAAGGCAATCCATTTGCGTCGATGCTGGGCCATTACAGAGGCTTCTTGGGCCACTTGCAGCAAATAAGTGTCCACCACCTCGGACAGTTCGCCAATCTTGTAGTCACCATTGGAGATGCCCACTTGGCTGGCGTCAATCTTGGTGACCATCTGCACAGGCGGTGGCACCAGTGGCGACAGAAACTTCTGATCTAGCAACTCACGCATGGTGACGTTGGACGCAATGCCAGTGAACAGCGGATCATCGCCATCGGTCAGCCAAACCTGGTTGCCTCTGAACGGTGTGGCCGTCATGCCCACCGTGCGGAACTGGCAGATCTCGCCCAGCTTGGACAGGAACGTGCGGTACATGCCAGCGTCAGACGCCTTGGTGCTGACAAGATGGGCCTCGTCAATGATCACCACCTTGATGTCACCCAGCAGGTGCGCTGACTTGTGGATGCTGCCAATGGTGGCAACAATCACGTCAGCATGGTGCTGCTTCTTGCCCAAGCTGGCGCTGACAAAGCCCACATGGATGTTGTCCGGCAGCAGCGCCTGCAACTTGGCTGCGTTCTGCTCGGCCAGTTCCTTGCTGGGCACCAGCACCACGGTGCGTGGCCTGTACTCAGGCCACTGGTCCCACATCTGGCGCACGATCTCAGCGCAGATCACCGACTTGCCCGAGCCAGTGGGCAGCACCAGCAAAGGTATTTCTTCATGGCTCTGGTGCTTGGTCCACCAAGCAAACAGGTCGCTGATCGTGCGGTTTTGATATTCACGAAGCTGCATTTTGGCGCTCCTTGATCATTTGATCGGCCAACTTCAAGGCTTGTTTGACGGCGGTCAAACGATCACCATTGGCAAGCAAACCAGTCAACGCAGCAGCGGCAAAGTAGTCACGCAAAGTAATTTCTTGGATGGGTGGCGGGGTGTTCATACAAATCGACCTTTATGTTCAAGCCTAAGATTCAGCATAAACTCATCAACCAAAACAGTCTTGTCGTGGCAAGCGTGAATCTCGGCGCTGCTTATGTTTTTGGGATTAGTGGCCGGCGTGCCGTTGACAAACTGCTTGTCGCCAAGCTGGTACACCACACCACCGTCCACCATGTCAACTGGCTGGGCAAACTTTGCCAGCAAGATCGGGATGTATCGGTGCTGGCCGCAGCCGGTGCGCTGGGTTGACACTGAGATGTCGTTTTGATGCGCAGTGCAGGACCAGCGTGCATCGCCATCCATTTCTGGCGTAGCGTGGGCGCACGACCGGCAGGTGGGCGCTGGCACATCAGTGCCGTGGCAGATGCTGTGATAGTCGCAGAACTTACACTCGTACCATGACGGGTCTTGGCTGATCCCCACCGGCGGCTCGGTGGCCGTGATCACCGCCAAGGCTTTGTCAATGATCGACTGGGCCTCGGCCTTGTCGTACTCCAGGCGCTCGGTGTAGATGTCGTCATCGTTCTTGTTGACCACAATGTAGATGGCGCGTGAGCAGCCGTGTTCACCGTACAGATCAATGCTCCACTTCATGTACATTTGCATCTGCGCGTAGTGTTCGGGCTTGGCCTTCTTTACTCCAGACTTTTGCATGTCCTTGAACATCTTGTCTGATGCGGTCTTGATCTCCAGCACATGCGGAGACTTCGGCGCTTGCGGCAAACCAGTCACGATGCCATCGGCATTGCCCTTAAAGTGGTTGCCACTGGTTGGTTCAGTAAATGACCACTGCTTGCCGGTCGATGGGTCCATGTCATACACCGTGCAGCCAATCGCAGCCAGATCGGCGTAGATGCGCGGCTCTTGCAAGTGACCAGACTGAAACACACGGTACAAACGGCCAGAAAACTCGGCAGGCTTGGACCACCGAAAGCTGTACCAGTGCTGGCGCAAGCAAGGCTTGCCAATGGAACTGGCACCAAGATAGGGGCGCTGTGACTCGGCGCCATACTTTGCCTTGTAACTGGCAAAGATGGCATCGGCCACAGGGTCCACAACAGATTGTGGAAGTGCGGCCATGATTTACTTCTTGGCCCAGGCTGGTGCGCTCGGCTTGGCGGCTGGCGCTTCTTCGGCCTGCGCCACAAAGGCTGGGGCAGCCGGGCGGACACCACCAGCGGCTTCATAGCCCTTGATGTTGTTGCTGGCTTGGTACTGGCCTTGTGCTTCACGCACCACCACCTTGATGCTGACCGGCTTCATGTGCAAGGCAGCAGTGTCTTGCAGCTTGATCACGTTGACAGCATGGCACAGCGCAGACAGTTGCGACTGGGCAATGCGCTGGGTGTCTTCGTTGCTGTGCTGGATGTTCAAGTTGTCCCACACCTTGCGGCCCTTGTAATGGCCGTCGATGATCTCAAACGTCAACTTCAAACCAGTGCCGTTGCCAGAGCGCAGGGGCGCAACGTCAGACTCGATGATGTGTGCCAGATAAGTGCCAGCAGGGATTGGGCCGTTAGATGCCTGGGGTGCCACTTGCGAGGCGTCAAAATTAAAATGTGCCATTGTTTTCTTTCAAAGTTAAGGTTACGGACTGAGGATCAAGACTGCGCTGCGGTCAGTGCGTCTTGGAATGCCGCCCAGTCAAGCGGCATATTGGACAGGCCAAAGCGGTTACCACCGCAATGGGCCGGGTGAGGTTCAACGTGCAAGATGCGCTCACCCGTGGTGGTGGCCTTGGTTTCTTTGTTGCCAAAGCCAGCGTCTGTCTTGCTGGTGAAGATGCGATAGCCTGCGTAGCCAACAACGTCAGCCCATTCTTGGACCAAGCCAGCAGCGCGGTCGTGCAGCTTGAGCACATGGCTGTCATAGCCTTCTGTCAACGGATCTTCAACTCTCTTGATCTTGTCGTGCGCAATCAAGATGATGCCCATGCCCTTGCTGGAGCGCAGCACCTCAAGACCAGACAACAAGTTGCGCCATTCCTCGGCTGCGGCAATGTAGCCCTTGCCAAATCCTGGCTGCTCGATGTTCTTCCAGTTGTTGGCCTTGCACACATGGTCTTGCACCAGTGGCTCAAGCCAATCGAGCGAGTCAATGAACAACGTCTGGAACTCGTGGTCTTGGTTGATCAGCGTGTCGATGGCCGTGTAGACCTCAGACAAGCTGGTCGCCAATGGGAATGCGTTGGCGTCCACAGCGTCAGCGCCGTCTTCGGTCAAGATGCCAATGGCGTTAGGGGCCATAGCGGCAAAAGTGGTCTTGCCAATCTTGCCTTGACCAACGATTACGATTTTGGGGCTGCGCACTCGGCGCGTCTTAGAGATGGATTTCAAATCAAACATGTCAGTCTTTCAAAAGTTCAATGGAGGGTTTTGCAGGTTTGCTCGTGATGTACTCAGCGGCCTGTGCGTAGGCTGCTGAATCCAGATCTTTCAAGGCACGCAGGTGCGTCAGGTCTACCTCGGCCTTCCAGCGGAATGCGGTCTGTGCGTTCTTGCCCAAGGTATCCCAGTTGGCTTGCACCTTGGCCGTGTCAACCGTGCGGTTGATCTTCCAGGTGATCTTGACCTCCTCGTCGGTGTGGCTACCTTCACCGCCATCTGGCTTGGTGAATTGCTTTTCGATCAGTTCTTCAAGGCGCAGGCGCTCGGCCTTGGCGGTTGCTTCGGCCAGCTTGGCTTGGCGCAGTTGTGCGGTCAGTTCAGAAATCATTTTGGTCTTCCTTAATTTGTGCCAGTGCGGCTTCTTCAATTTCCTCGACCACGCTATCGCAGAGCAGGTGGGCAATGTTCTCACCTAAGTGGAAGGCTTTGTCGAGGGTCACACTTTCTGGGTAGCTAGGCTCATCACGTGAGCCTGCGAAAGCTGCTTCATACTCCAGATGGCAAGTCAACTGGATGTCATTGGCGGCATAGTCAAACACCATGACACCACGGTCTGCGTGCGGAGGTTTGGTTTGCTCGTCAAAGCACAGATCAGCAAAGCGTGCCAGTTCGTTGACGGTGAACACAGCAACGGCCAGTTCGTCTTTGGCGGCTTGCTGGGCCAAACGAATGATGGTCTTGTCGTCCATCATGATGACCTCCGGCAATTTTTAACGCAAGAAGGTGATTGCTTGGATTGACACACACCAAGGATTTGGCAGCGGGTCAGAGGCTTGGGTTTGAACCAAATGGTTTTCATGATGACCACCATGCGACAAGGAGGAATGCCAAGCCAACGCCAATGGCGAGGGCAACCAAGAAGTCAAAGGCAACTTCTGCACGGGCGTGCAGCTTGGCAGCTTTGACCTGTGGGTGGTAGTGGTATTTGTGGTGTTTCATGGTTTGCTTTCAATGGTAGGGGGCCGTAGCCCCCGTTTGGTTATTAGGCTGTGAGAACTTTGTGGCGGCGAACTTGGGCCGTTGCATAAGCCCAGGCAGTTGCTGTTGCCTGAGATGGGAAAGATCTGCTGCGTTGCTGCACGCCAAACTCTTTCCATTCGCCGTTAGCTTTACGTGCGTTTTGCACCCAGGCGGCAAAGGTTGTGCCGTTGTTGTTCAGGCCAACAACCCAGCCGATCTCACGGCCTTTGTTGTCCATGCGGCCTGTGCCGATGTAAGTTTCTGTCATGTCGTTGTATGCTGCTTCTGTCATTTTGTTTCCTTAGGCCTTTCGGCGTGATGCCAAGAACAATTTCGTTGGCATGGCTAAATTCTAGCATGAGGCTAGACACCAAAAAGCAGATTGCTAGAAAAATAAATCGTAGGTGCTTTCCCTAATGCGTTGACGTTCAAGCAGTCTGCTAGACTCGGCCACCTATGAACACACATATCACACCAGATGAGCGCCGACAACTGGCAGAAAAAGTTGGCATCAATGAACAGTACCTCTACCAGTGCCTGACTGGCCGGCGTGAGATGTCAGCCTCTGAGGCTGTAAGAGTAGAGCAAGAGACAGGTGGTCGGCTGGGGCGCAAGATGGTGTGCCAGGGCACTTGGCAGTCCATCTGGCCTGAGTTGGTGGAGGCTCGGGCATGACATCCCTATCAACCATCTTCCCCAATGGCTTTGCGGCAGCAACAGAAAGCCAAGACCTGATCAACCCTGAGGCTGCGTTCAGGACTCACTGTGAGGCATCTGGCCTGCTGATCAAAGACCTCATCGCTGATGGCGAGATCCACCGGGTGCCTCATGTGTCGAGCAAGAAGGGGTCACTTGACGGGTGGTACATCTTGCACACCAGCGGCAAGGTGCCAGTGGGCATTGCCGGCTGCTGGAAAGAGCCTACGTTTGAAGCTAAGTGGGTGGCTGACATTGGCAGAACCATGAGTTTCACCGAGAGGTTTGAGCATGACAAGTGGGTCAGTGATCTTAAGGCCAAGAAAGAGGCTGAGAGATTGGCATCCCAAGCAGTGGCAGCAGAGCGTGCAGAAGATGAGGTCGGCACCTATGCTGATGCCTCCAACGATCACCCTTACTTGGTGAGAAAACACATTCAGGCACATGGCATCAAGATTGATCGTGCTGGCCGGCTGGTGGTGCCAGTGATCAATCAGTCTGGTGAGATCTTGTCCTACCAAACCATTGACGCAGAAGGAAATAAGAGGTTCCTCAAGGGTGGCAAGATCGAGGGTGGCTTCTTTGAGTTGCGGGGTAACCGCAAGATCGTGTTCGTGGGGGAGGGGTTTGCCACTTGCGCATCGATTCATGAGGCTACGGGCTACACCGTCATGGTGGCGTTTGACTGTGGCAACTTGTCCAAGGTAGCCAAAGCAGCCAAGGAGATGTTCCCCGGCTCAAAGATTGTGATTGGCGCTGACAATGACCAGTTCACCGAGGGAAATCCTGGCGTGACCAAGGGCCGTGCGGCAGCGGCTATGGTGTTTGGCGAGATTGTTTACCCATCATTTGGTGATGCTGACATGGTGGACAATAAGCCAACAGATTGGAATGACCTGCACTGCCTGCAAGGACTGGATGCCGTGAAAGAACAAATCGAGCGCGTGGCTGGGCCTGTGCGTGACAAGCTGGCGTTTGAGTTCACCAGAGCAGATTCCCTGAAATTGAGCGAGATCAAGTGGGTGGTGGATGACTACATCGAAGCTGACTCTTTGGCGCAAGTGTTCGGTGATCCAGGCGGGGGAAAGTCCTTTGTGAGCATTGACTTGGCCTGCTGCGTAGCAACCGGCAAGGACTGGCACGGTCACCAAGTGCAGCAAGGGGCAGTGTTCTACATTGCTGGCGAGGGCCACAACGGACTGGCTCGGCGCTTTAAGGGCTGGGAACTGGGCAATGGCACCACTCTGGACGGAGCACCACTGTTCAAGAGCCACAGGGCAGCGCAACTGTATGACGCAACAGAGGCAGCGCTGGTTGCTGATTCCATCAAGACTTTGTCGGCTGAGTGTGGGCACATCCCTTCCATGATCGTGATTGACACTCTGGCTCGGAACATGGGCGGGGATGAGAACTCCACACAAGACATGAACAGCTTCATCCAGCACTTGGACACTTACTTGCGGCAAGATTACAAGTGCTGCGTGCTGGTGGTCCACCACAGTGGGGCAATGGACAAGGATCGATCACGGGGATCAACCGCCCTGAAGGGCGCACTGGATGCGGAGTACAAGTGCCAGTTGGATTCTGGCACCAAGACCATCCAGTTTGAGTCCAAGAAGATGAAGGACGCAGAAATGCCTGCGGCCAAGAACTTCCAGATCACCCAAGTGGATCTGCCTATCCTCGACAAGCACGGCAACGCAGTCAAGGGTGCGTACCTCACCAGTGTGGATATCTCGGGGCTGGTGAGCAGCATCCAAAAGAAGAAAACCATACCCGGCAACCAGAGGATTGCTCTTAACTGCCTAGTCGCCATCGAGCAGCACAAGCGTGCCGAGGGGCTGGACGGCATTGAGGTGTCGGCCACGTATGACGAATGGCGAGATTCAGCCAAAGGACATGGGCTGGACTACCGCAGGTTCAAAGAAGCATCTGCCGCACTGGTCAAAAAAGAGATGGTTATTGAGCGCAATGAGGTGTTCAGAACAGCACCACCGGCGGTCGAAAACACGGCCAACAATGGGGGCTTGTAACTTTGTTACATCGGTTTTGAACCGAAGTGAACCGAAATGTAGCCTGGAGTTACATGAAAAAAGCACCGCACCGAACCGAAATGCACCGAAATCGGTGCATCGGTGCACCGAAAACCTGCACCGAAACATGCACCGATGCACCGAAAGCACCGATAAATGAACCGAAAAATGACGTTTTGGGCCGTGTTGGCTGCACCGAAAGCACCGATAGGGGTATACATACCCTATCGGTTCGGTGCACCGACCCCCGCAAAAAAACATCGGTGCATCAAGGCAAATGGATTTGGAAAGGAACAAGAGATGATTGAGGTGGAAATGGACATGAAGATCGTCAGCATGGCGAATGTGAGGATGCACTGGGCGGTGAAGGCAAAGTTGGTCAAGAGTCAGCGTCAGAAGGCGTTTTCT